TAGTAATAATGTTCCCGCTGAGTTTGGTAACACAACTGTGGGATTACCAGAGAACTGGGCGTGTGGTGGCGCTTGTAATCTAAGATAATGTGCATTACTAGACTCACAATAAAAATCTAATCTTGCTGGTGTTCCGTCAGTGCTTTTTAATTGAAGACGATTAGTAAATTGAGAATTACCTGATGATGTAATGTCTCCTGTAACATCTCCTGTTAAGTCTCCTGTTACATCACCTGTTACATCACCTGTGACGTTACCTGTAAGTGGCCCTGAGAAAGCTGTAGCAGTAAGTGTTCCTCTTACTGTTCCTCCTGAAGGTGTATCAATTACATTTGAGTTTACCTGAATCGCATTTCCCATGTAACCATGAGAAGAACACTGATAATGTAAAACTGTTGGTGTTGTATCTGTAACTTCTAAATCTACATAACCAGATCCTACAGTAACTCCTGTTGTATATTGAGTTGTCTTTCCAGCATCATAGTAAAATCTAAATGGGTGACTACCAGCAACTGATCCAGAAAAACGATATGTTCTGCCAGGTGTAAGTGTCAAAAATGGAGACTCTACATTGTCTAAAACATATCCATTAGAACTTCCAGTTCCATAATATCTGTGTGCGGTTGTTTTAGTGGCAACTGCAACTGTAATTGTCGTGGTTGATCCATGTGGAGCAATCAGATGACTGTATCCTGAGAACTGTGCAGCAGTCGTAACACCAGATGCATTGATTTCATTGAATACTGATGTTCCTGTTGTACTAATACCAGAAATACCACCACTACCACTTGCATCTGCACCTATAAATTTACCACTTGAAGAATCATATTTTAAAAATTTACCATCAACCTTTGCAGTATCTTCATCAACATCATCAAGTTTTAAAAGATTAACTTCACCAGATCCTGGCCCATGTGATAGAACCTTATATAAAATATCTCTTACTTGTTTGATTTCTCCCTTAAGATCATCAACACTTGTCTCATCTGAGTTTTTAATCTCTTCTTTAATATTTGTTTCTTCAATAAACTTGATTGCTTGTGCAACAGTGTCACTTATTTTTGGTGTCTTAATTGGTTCTGGTTTGATTAAATCAACAACTTCAAATGATGGATTATCATCAGCGTCTTCTAAAGAAGACACATCAAAGTCTTCAGGCACACCCACAGTTACTGCTGGTTCTGTAATGTCCTTAACTTCTTTTGGATTTTCAATTACATCTATTATCGAATCTAGTTGTTCAATTAATTTTTCTTCTTTTTTCTTTTGTTTCTTTATATTTACTTTTGCTTCCTTGATTCCAGTAACGACAGACGAAGTTAAGACATCAAGATTGATGTCTGCTTCCTTGAGAAGATTATCAAACTCCTCTTTCTTTTCTTTCTTGGCCTTTCCGAGAAGACTAAAAAATTCTGTGAGTTCTGGAGATTTCATTTATCATCTTTATTTTGATTCTTGATTAATTTTGATAACTCCGCTGTTGAACCTACAAATAATGCGTTTGTAACATTTGTAGGCCCTTTGTTTGGATCTTGTTCTAGATCCTTCATTTTTTGTTGTAGGTCAATCAGTTTGTCTGTTGTATCAGCAACTGCTTTAATTGTAGTTGCAGCGACTTCATATGCCCTTGCAGAATCTGATTCTTGAGCTAACTCTAATATACCATTCACTGCCTCCTGACCTTTCTCAACAAGAGAGTATAAGTTTGCACGACTGTATTCATAGTCTTTTTCAGAATCGTTTTGATCACTCTTTTTTAGTTGATTCTTTCGAGGTTCAATCTTATCGTTTTCAACGACCTCTGTATCAACGTTAAGTGCTTCCTCAATAGAATCAAAATTTTTCATAACTCTCCTAGATATCTATGCCTTGTGAAGGACTGAACTCTTTACCATCACTGAAGAATGATGACATTTCATCAAATCCAAAGTCATCACCAAATTCAATTGATGTATTGTCAGTTGCACTAAGAACACCAATGGTTGCATTGTGTTCATGTTTTGCAGCAACCGTATTATCGTGAGCACGGAATACAGTTACATTCTGACCACTGATACTTCTAATCTTCATGATTTCAGTATCAATGATGATTCTTTGATTTGCAGCTAAATCAGTGGTTGCACTAACTTTAAACTGTGTAACCTTCTCAGAGATAGCACCATCAAGAACTGTCGCTGTGTCATCATCATAATTTTGTTTAGCAAGAGGTGTCGCACTGTATCTTTGAACTCTTTTTGCAGTTTTAATATTTGTGTTACCATAGTAATCAACATCAACTTTTTTGATAAGACCTGCTGGATCATCTGCAACTGGCCCGAATAGATAAGTTTTTGCGGTAAATGATAAGGTGTAAATAATAGTTCTACGAGTCTCAAAACTTCCTTCATACTGATCACTTTGATTTATACTTTCTAAAACAATCGGTATGTCTTTTCTCTCACCAATCGAATCTATCAAGTTAATTGTAATATTAAATGATGGTTGAAAATAAGGAACAATTTGTTCTAATATCTGTAATGCATCATCACTTAATTTAGCCATGATACTAAGTTCAAATCCAACATTATAAGGAACAGGCATATAAACTTTCTTTGCAGTCGTTCCACTTTTTGCAAGAAAAGTTTGTGCGATTCCAGTCTTACGAGTTGGATCATACTGTATTCCCTGCATCTCAAAGGATAATCTTGGAAGAGTTATTGCAATCTCCCTGTTTAAATCTGGTTGTTGTTGAATTCTTGCCAAGAATTTTTGCATTGGCCCATAAGCCAATGGCACTTTCATGACACTAAAATTTGTTCCACTCGCATCCTTGTGTCGAATGTTAATATTATTAAAGAGAGTACCGAAACCGATAACTGTCTTTCTTAATATTTCATGATAGAAATAAGTACCTAACATATCAAAGCTTTCTAACTATTTAGAATGTTCCGAACGGATTGCCCTCTGAGAAGTCTAAAATGGCATCCGCCTCTGTTTCAAATGATGCATTATCATTATACTGATTAGCGTTATATTCATTATTTGGATAATCATTTGGTTGATCATAACTCACAGATAGTATCACATATTCTGCGCCAGATTCGAGTCCTTTTATTTTTTCACCAACTTGGAATTGCATCTTAGTTAACATACCAACATCAAGAGTTCGAGATCCTTCATCCCATACTTTGACTCTTGCAGTTTCTGAAGAATCTGATGATACTTGAACCGTTTCATTAAAGATATAATTACCATCACCTATTGATGTTGCAGCACCGATTGTAATCGTTGGTGCAGTCGTATATCCACTACCAGCGTTACTGATTCTGATTGCACTAATCGTTCCACCAACCATCACAGCCTCAGCAGTTGCATCAGTTCCTCCTGATGGTGCAGTGGTAATCGCAACATTTGGTGTAGTAGTGTAACCAGAGCCACCAGATGTAATTGTAACGATACCTACAGAACCTAGAGTAGTGATGCCAGCAGTCGCTATACCAGTGCCTGGCACGGTTACAGTAGGTATTCCGATGTATCCACTGCCAGGATTGATTAAAAGAATTTTGTCTATAGATTTAGCAGTTCCGATACCTGATCTAGATGTCATAATTGCAACCGCAGTTGCGTCTACGCCAGATGATGTGCTGATTGAAACAGTAGGTGCGGTAAGATATCCGTAACCATCATTCTGTACAAATATTTGTTGGACTGCACCAAAATTAAGAGTTGTGTTTGCAGTTGCGGTAGCACCGACACCAGATAATATGAGTCTTGCAGAATAACCATCCGTTTGAACAACTTGATCAATCGTATTGACATTTGTATCAATAACCTCATCCTCATACTCAAACACTTCACATGTAAGTTGATATGTATAGTTCTTTCTTAATTGATAGTTTGGTTTTTCAAATTCTACATATTTGATTTCAAATAATTTTTTTCCTAAAGGAGAGAATAACAAATCACCTTCTCTTGGACGATTTGATATCTCATAATCATCTTCTTGTTGTTCTAAGAATGGTGCAACAGATTCCTCAAATCTTTCTCTAGAAATAACAAATGTCGCTTCTGTTGTAACCCTAACACCAAATTTTGTAAGTATATCACCTTGACCAGCATATCCATCAACATTCATCAAATATGCCTCAAGAGGAAAGGCCTGATCAAATCTAGACTCAACCACTTCTTTCATGATTGTTCTTGATGTCATCAACTTACGAGGAATATAATGACAGTCAAGGCCATAAGTCCTTAATTGTTCATTAATTAAGTCCTGTACTAAACCTTGTTCTCCCTGAGAACCCTGTAGAAAAAAAGGATTTAACATTATCCAATCATATCAAGTGGAGGCATCTCATAATCAGTGGCCATTTTAGCTCTTATTTCATCTATCTCCCTAACACCATCATCATATATTTGACGACCATTTAATTGAATACCGCCAGGTAATTGAACACCTTGAAACTTAATTAAATTCATACCCCATTGTTTTTTACACAACGCAGTGAAATATCTTTTTAAGAACTGATCATTGTACACTTTTGTAAAATCATCTGGATCTAAGATTCGGAAACAATCAATGACCAAATAATCACCTACGTTTACTGCAGCTCCCCAATCAATATCAATATAAAGACGATCTTGACGAATGTTAAATCGATATCTTACATTTGGATTTAATAAGAATGTAATATCTTCGAGTTTAGTCTGAACCATTGAATATTGAAGAAGATCAATTGATCCAAAGGCATATAAGTCATTTAAAAATAACTGATATCGAATATTAAATAAACCATCATAAACTGTATCTGATCTAACTTTAAATATTTGATTAACTCCAATCACAGATGGAGGCATTTGTATATAATTATTATTTTCCTCTAAATCAAAGGTTGTTGATAAACCAACTGTTGAAGTTGTGGTTGTTGTTGTAATTCCTAAAGTCGAATCTCCTCCTCTCGCTTGTCCTCTATCAATATCATCCTGTGTGATTTTATATTTCAAATACATTCTTGCGATACCATCATAATGTCTCTCTTGATATATCTGAATAGCATCGTCTAACAGATCTTGAAACTGTTCATCTGCAACGTTGATTTCTAAGACAGGAAAACCCAACTGTCTTTTTGCGTAATCTATTAAACCTTCTCTGGAACTTGGTTGAGCCATTCTTCACCTCTAAGTTGAAATACCTGTTCTGACAAGCACATTACCCTCTATAACTTTAAAGAAAGTAGAACCAGAACTTACATTGATATCATATAGATATC